GCCAAAACAATGAGTAAAACAAAATATGATTGGAAGTATTGGACAATAAGAGATAAGGTTAACGACTTAACCAGAAGACTTATGATCCAAGGCGAGAGACTAAAAATTGAAGCGTTGCAAAAGAAAAAAAGAAAGGAGATAACTAATGGCTAAACTAATCAACAAAAAAACTGACAAAGAACTGACTACAGGCAATGTTCCTATTGGAGTGAAGCGTTGGAGTACAAACAAGAAGCTAACCATATCTATCGGAAAACATATTGAATTAGAACTGACTGAGTTTGACGCTAACTGGTTGACTTATTATCTAACCAAAGGAACTCACGAACTGCCTATAGAGGAGTTCCACCGCAGAGATGTTTCAGCTTCACCGAAATACCGCAAACTACCGCTAGATGAAGACACAAAATAAAAACAGGGGGTAACATGTCTAAAATTGAACAAACCAAAGAACAGGCAAAGGAAGATTTACTGAGGGAGTGTCGAGATGTTTCCCTTAAAGTAGCCGTAAACAAGATTCTAGATCGTACTGGGGGATTAGATCCATACTTCTTTCAGGGGCCAGACGATAGTTTGGATTTAGAGGCCATTACCAAACATTTACACAAGACCACTGATGAAGACAGTATTTAAAGTAGCTTGGATAGACAGCATTAATGGCTCATGCTCAGAGTGGTTTACTGAAAGAGATAGTGCAGTAGCATTGCTTCATACTCTCGAAGGCGACCACTTTTTGCCTACCGATGTCCCTAACAAGCCAACCATTACAGAGTACCGAATACCAACGGATAAGGATGAGTGGCTAAAACTTATTGAGGTGTTAGATGAAGAATAATGATATGAGCATAGAAGCACTTTTCCTGTTATTTGCAAGTGGCTATATCCTTTGGCATATAATGAAAGTTGTGTACTAGATAATGAAGAACGAATCTCTTGAATCCATCGCTGAACAGGTAACAGCCAAATTACCCCTGTCTACTCTCGAATTTCACTACAAGAAAAAACTTATCCTCGAAGCATTGCAAAAAGCCTACGAAGCTGGAGTTCAGGCAGGAGTGCAGAGAGTCGTATACCAAAAATATTTACAGGAAAATTAGTTAAGCTAAAGTTGGAGATTTTGAAAAATTTTTTAGCTTGTAATAGCTTGACAGGCATGATATAATAAGGCTTTTACTGCTCCTGAAGAGCAGTAAAAGTTACTACCCTCTTCACAGCACCGGCATGTTCTTGTAAACAAAAGAGTTACCCCCACCCTCTATTTTCAACCAATGGTTCTTTCTACAGTTGTTAAGTATCCACTTAACGTCCTTTGCTGTGTGATGCCCAAACTTCTTGGTGTTCATCGCTTCAACTATTTCGTCACTCTTTACGTTTGAACAATTAGTGAGATATTCAGTAATAGATTTTCTCATGTTAAAGAACTTATTGGGTTGCATCGAATCTGGCAAGATATAAAATTGTCCTGTATCGAATACGATGCTTAAATCAGAGAAGGGCAACCATCTGGTTTTGAAACAGTTAAGGGAAAAATAGGCTCCTTGGGAGTTACGGTTAAATCCACGAATAGTAAGACCAATATCACTACCACCACCAATCTCTGAGGAACCTCTGTAATGTTGATAGGAGCCTTCTGACGGCTTTCCAACTTGATGTAGAGCAATGATGGTCGCTCCCTTGTTTCTTAACGACATAAGCGAATCTGTAATAAAGGTAGTGTCCTTTACACTGTTTTCGTCAAGTCCGGGAGCAAATCGGTTTAGTGTATCAAAGATTAGTACAGGATTTTCCCAAGCTTCAACAATTCGATGATAAAGTTTTAAGCCATGCTTGAAGTCTGGTGGAGCAGTCTCATTTTCTCCCGGTCGTTCACACCAATAAATGAGGTTATCTGAATCCACAAGGCCCATACTCCTAGCTCTTGCCTGTATCATTACCAGTGAGTTTTCTTTATCCACAAGCAGAACTTTTTGTCCTATCTTTGCTAGTTGACTAGCCAGCCACAACGAAAAATAGGACTTCATGTTTCCTATCGGCCCTGTAAGTAAGTGATAGTTTCCTTTAAGGATAAGGGGGTCAATTAAGTATGGTATTGGAACTGGTTCAGAGTTGACAAGTTGTGAAGATGTCTGTGCTGACTCAGCTAAAAATTCATCTAAATCTTCATATTTCTTTGATATCACATCAGATATTATAGAGATCATAATGTTTTTATTCAACTACTTTGTTCTTGACATGGCCTAGAGATATGTTGTTTAATACAAAAATATTGAACTTCACACGGTGTGAGGTTTTATCGCACAGAGTTAACATACCCTGTGTTGGTGTGCTTGATTAGAGGGTTTCATCGTAGTGTTTTTATTGTTTTTCCCACTATAGTTGAAATCCTCTAGTCATAAGCAAGAGTAATATTATGAATATTTTAACTAGTTCACGTTCTCACTACCAATGTTATATAAATTCACCACGACTTTATTACATCGAGTATCACGCTCTTGGGCAAGGTATTGTCCCAAAAGTAGTTAACCCTGATTTGGCGTTAGGTACATTTTGCCATGCTGTCTGTGGTGATGTCCTTGGCGGTCGTTCAGAACAAGAAAGTGTCAAAGAACAAACCGATATCTGGAATGAGTTAGCCCAAACCAGAGGGTTTAACACACTTCACAACCCAGACATGCTTCTTGCATTAGCCCAAGGATTGAGTAAGGCGTGGATCAGAGTTAGAATTCCTCAGATTGTAGAAGAGTTCGATGTCTTAGCTGTAGAAAAAGAGCGAGCTTTGCAGATTGAGGATGAAGAACTTCAATTAATTATACCAGTTCGCTTAGATGCAGAACTTCGACACAAATCTATGGAAACTTTTCATGCACTTGAGATGAAAACAACCAGAACCAAAAGATCTTATTATTTTGAACGCTTTTATTATGATATACAGACCTTAATGCACTTATGGACTATTTCTTCAACTTATGAGACTTGCCATTCAGTGTTAATGGAGTTCTTGTATAAGGGATATGGATTGGATAATGGGGAAACGTGGTACAGTCCTTTTGTGCGTGGCATGGTTAAGCATGGAGTACCGCCTTATGATAAAACAGAGTACGAAACTGAAGGTAAATTTGCTCGAAGAAAAGATTGGAATGTTTTCAATGTTTGGGAAAAGTTCACGCAGGATGAATGGGCTGAGAAAGTAGGAGACAAGTTAGACGGCCAAATTCTTAACCTTTCAGTTGTACGCTCTGACATGGAAATACCTAACTACAAAGCACAAATGTTTTTTGCACACAAGCGTATTGCCGAAGGTCTAAGTAAGTTAGAGAGTTGTAGCGATGCTCAAGATCGTGAAGCACTTTTAAATGAATACTTTCCGTTAGCCTATACTGCTTATGACCATCACTTAATAGGTTTTGATGCTGAAGAAGCTATGGAGTTAGGGGAGTATATTCCTCGCAAACCCCACCACCCACTGGAAGCAGAAAACTTAGCATCTCAATAGCCAGTAATGGGATCAATACTGTCATCTTCTTGACGCTCACCAAAAGGCTTTAACTGATTTGCTTTGGACTTCATTATGGATACATGATTAGGATAAGATTTTATTCCCTGAATTGCCAGCCCCAAGGCAAAACAGTGGTCATCGTGTGCGCCAGTTCCAGCTTCGATACGCCCTCTTGCATTGTATTCCAATCGCTTTAACTGCTCTAGGGTATCCTTTGCATGAATAATAACAGCTTGGTCAGATATAGCCTGTTTAAGATCACCAAGTAGTATAGGTCTGGATGACATAGTAGTACGCCAACCAATCTGGCGACTGCGTTTTGGGCGGTCACGAAGAAAATCTGTGCGATGATAGAGTAAATGATGTGGATAATTCTGTCCTAGATAGATACAAATATGTTGACCATAACCAGAGACTTCCGGCACACAAAAACAGTCATTGTAGTGTTGTGCTAATAGTATGACACGTTGAGCCAGTTCTTCTTCTCCAATGTATCCAGCAAGCACAGCAACCTGTCTAGCACCATCATCCATATCTAAAATAACGCAGACAGATTGGTCAGGATCTTTGGAACCTTCAGGAAGTATGCCTTCAGCACAATCAATACCCATGACATATCTATGACCTCTTTGTGGGTCTTTGAAGATTGTCAGCATTTCGTTCTTATCTCGAATAAATCTAACTTCTTTAGACCAATGGTCATCTTGAATCAGTAGTCCTCTACGTCCTTCTTCTAGTGGCATTAAGCCAAGTGCATCATGGTCAATGTAGGGTCTACCTGACGAGACAAATGCTTCTTGAGGTGTAGAAGGATACTCCTGTCTCCTGATTTTGACATCACCTTGACACTTCTCCCTTAAAGTCCAGCGATACCAGTTCAGTTGTTCCAGATTTACTTGGTAATACTCCTTCAAGTGTTGTTCTCTCTCATCCAAGGTTTGAGCAAATCTATCCTTTTCTTCGATATCTCTAAACTCCTTGGTATACTCAGGATCATCAAACCAACTAATAAAGTAAGGTAAGTAGCCATTCCATTTATAGTCTGGATCATTGATCTCAATTTCTGGTTGAATCTCTCCTTCATCATCAGTTTTCCATTTAATCTGACAATACTTATCTGCATTTTCCCACGTAGGCTGAAACAATGAATCAAAGCCATTTGCTGTAGACTCTAAGACACACACAGTTTCACTCTGTTCACCAATAGATTGGAACAGACTGACGGCAGTATCACTACCTTTATGCCAGAAGGCACACTCTGAACAATGTAGTATCTGAGGGCTTGTTCCTCGTCCTGCAGACACATTGTTTGCAGTCTCAACTGTAATCATACCTTCCTGATTTTTAAAGCTCATCTTGCGTACTGAAGATTGTGCTTTATTTGGTTTTTGTAAAGGGTAGTTATCATAGAATCTGGAAGTGATGCCAAAGATATATTCAGCAGTTGGTTTGTCGTGAGCTATAACAATAGCATCCTTTCCAGCAGAAAGAACTTCTAGGAACATGAGGGCTTCAATAAGTGTAGAAATTCCAGTCTTTCGTGCTTTCAGAACTATAATACGCACAGGCTGGTTTTGTTCTCTACACCACTCGTAGAGTTTTAGTAATTTAAGTTGGGATTGTTTGAGAGGAGACATAAGCCGGACTTTGCCAGCTTTGTCTTTAATTGTGAAGTTTTCAGTAAGCCATCTATGCCAATCATCGTCATAATTTTGATCGAGTTCTTGAGCCGTCTTAATCCTGTCGAGATCTTCAGCACTTAGAACTGCAGTATTGGCAGACTCATCTGGCTTCATAAAAATACTTGAACAAGAGATCGAATAGTTTCACTTAACCGCATAATTGCTTGGGAAACAGTAGTGCAGTCATCACTGTATAAAGAGTCTTCAGCTAGAGCATCGGCTTCTGCAAGAAGTTCTTCTATATCGTTTAGAAGTATCTCTTTACTTTCAGGATCAATTCTCGTAATAATCCAGTCTTTAGTAGCTTCGGCTGGTATATCCAGTTGATGAGTTTTAGTCATCGTTTTTGCGGTCTTTTATGAGAGCTTGTAAGCAAACAAGGTACTGAACAAGATCGCAGGCTTCTTCAATAGCATCAGTAAGCCTAGCTTCAATGCTGTTTCTTGGAGAGTCTTCTAAAGAAGTACCAAATTTCTGAAAACCGAGGTTGTCACGATCTTTGAAAAGTTGGCAAATGGTAGAAGTAGCTACGGATCTTTTGGTCGTACCTTCAGTTATCCAAGCAGGAGAGGCATACCAATCAGGTAGTGGAATTCGCGTCATTTTTTTTCATCATCTTCAGCTAATAACCTTTCAAGTGTTTTTTCATCTGGTAGTTTACCATTATTGTTTAAAACAAATTTTATCACACTTTTAGGTGTATCTTTAGTAAGTTCATAACTCGTGGTGTTATTTTTTTCCAAATGCAACACTTGGGTTGATGCTGTTGGCTCTATTGCTGCTAGTTTTAATTCCTGATAAAATTTTGCAGCATCTCTTCTCGCTGACCAATCAGGAGCTTCTTCTCGACCGTCTTTTTGAATCCATCTTGTTGCCCTATGACCATCAAAAACATAATCAGCAACTAGTTCATCTACTCCACGTTCTTGAAGCAGTTCAAGTGCGCGATGTTGTTCTATACGCACATACTCTTTTACATGTGGCTTATTTAGTGTCTCATGTGCTAATTTTCTAGCATTATCACGACTACCAACATCATACACTTTCATTGCTGAACCTGCACGATCTCCTGTCTTTATAAATTCATCAGCAAATTTTTTCTGTTTTGGCATTAAGGGATTTGACTTTTCTTTTTTAGACATAATTGAATGGGGGCAGTTGTTTAACCACCCCCAAAGTTCTATAGAACGGCATAAGGGTGAGAAGTACTTTATACCATAAAGCATCAGCATTTGTCAAGAAAATTACGCTCTTGACAAAGTGCAAAATAATTATATACAATATGAAACCTAGGCAACACACAAGAAGGGATAATTAATCATGGAAACAACAGCAACTTTACTACAAGGCACAGCATTTCAGCCAGCAAACACAATTAAATCTAGGCAAAGAATGATTATTAACGTACAAGGTAAAGAGGATTCTGGAAAGACACACTTCCTGTTGACTTGTCCTGAACCGATTGCTTTGTTTGACTTAGATCACAATAGTGAATCTGTTGTAAATAAGCCTGAGTTTGCTAATAAACAAATTTTGGTAAGTGAGTATTTCTTTGAAAGGCCATCCAAAGGTTCTAATGAAGCTAAACTAATCAAAGAAGCAGACCTTTTATGGAATCGTTTCATGACGGAGTATAAACAAGCTCTAAAGGAAGTTAAGACGATTGCCATAGATACAGCAGGACTACTGTGGGAAATGCTGCGTATGGCCCGATTTGGTAAGCTAACACAGGTAATGCCACACCATTATGGCCCATTGAACAGCGAGATGGCACAAATTATTGATATGGGCAAGCAGAGTAATTGTAATTTAATAATGAGCAGTACACTTGCACCTCAGTACATTAATGACCAAGCTACTGGTTTCTGGGTAAGGCAAGGATGGAGTCAACTTGATTATAAAGTACAATATTCTATGGAATTGAGTCGTGCCAAAACTGGATCTAATAAGGGAAACTTTCAAGGCAAAGTTTTGAAGTTTAAACCAGACCCGAAGATGGTAGATCAGGTATTGATTGCACCAAGTTTTAATGATGTATATACGAGAGCCTTTCCGAAAGGCATTTAATTAACAACTTACCTAAAGGGGGTAAATTATGTTCGATCCTAGTGAATTTTCAACTGAGCCTGTTACTTTTAAAGAGAATTGGGAAGATAACTCCTATAAAATGTTACTTCCCGGCACGAAATGTGTTGGTGTAATTGACAAGTTGGATCATGGCAGAGAGTGGACTAAAGAGGGCAAAACCTATATGGGTGTTGCAGTAACTCTGCGGTCTACTAATCCAGCAGGAGTCATCGCTAATGGTTATCTGAATAGTCAGCCAAGAACTTGGGGTAATGAATCTTCTGCATTAGAAGATTTAGTACAAGCAAGTGGGGTTGCTTTTGATGGTAATCTTACCAATCAAAGTATTGCTGAGATTGTATCTGAAATCCATAGAGATCAACTTCCCGTTGGATTTGATATTACATGGGGTGGTTATTGTAGCTCTTTATTTGAGTTAACACTAATGTCCTTGACTAATACTGATTCTGTTGAGGATGCTAAAATGGTAGCAACTCCTGAACAGACCAAAGAAGCAAACAGAGCCGCTGAGTTCAAGGCTGCTAAGTTCAAGGTTAATGGTGAATATAAATCTACAGTAACTTGTGAGCAGACATCGCAGAATGTACGAGCTAGATACGAAATCAGAAACATCTTATCTGCTGATGATGTTGACGATCAGTTAGGGGGGTAACAATGAACGAAGGACTATTCAGACCACTCAAAAAGCACAGATTGAAGCCGTTGTTGAAGCTCCATAATGTCAGACAAGCTCAAGCTGCTGACAAACTTGGTGTATCATTAGCTTACTTCAATAGTGTTCTTAATGGACACACTAAACCATCTAAACAACTAGAGGAAGATATGACTGTTCTTACAGTCAAAATGAGTCCTGATGAGACTCTTATCCCTTCTAGTTATGATGAGGATGAATAAAATGGAAAATGACAAATATCGCTATGGTAAATTAGGTAGACCACCTCATCCTAAAGTTGAGGAAGAAGTGAAACTTCAAACTTACTGTAAGCCAGAATCTTCACATGTCTATGCTCCAGCCTACACCACTC